CCATCTTCTTGGAACCGCCCATCTTCTTGTTTCCTACGTGACCAGCCATAATTACACCTCCTCTTTTTTCTTCTTGTTTTCACTTGACTTACGATAGTGCCACATCATGTGATCATGCATTTGATCATCCACTTTGTCAACCTGCTCGTCTACATGATCTATTTTGTGATGTAGATTAATTATTTCATCTTTGACATCTATTAACATTGTCGCAACAACATTGTGATCATTTTTGTTTTCTTTGCGACCCTTTTGAACCAGGGCCATCAGTATCCCACCAATAGCGGTTATTATTGCAACAATGACAGCTTCCATCTCAAGATCCTTTAACCCATTTTTTGGAGGGAGACTGAGTTTTACTGGGACTCCATTTAACTTTATTGGCCCAGTATGCTGCAGACATAGGTCCTTTAGATATATTCTTAGCGTGGCGTGAGGCAAAAGCCTTCCTCTGACCAACGGTTTGATTAGTCTTTACGCCCTGCTGACCAAAGCGAATTGTCTTAACTTTGCCACCAGATTTAGCTACAACAATGTGAGACTTAGTTGGATGACTAGGTGTTCTTTTTGGTTTATTAAAACCGCTTACCCCAGCTCTTGCTAAGCGTGGATCCTTTTTAGCTGCCATTACTTTTTCTTTCTACGCTTTTTATTTTTTAAAACAGGACCATTAGATTTTTGATTATTTGTACCCATTCTTGGTCCACTTATATAAATAAATTTTTTCAAAGCCATTATTTTTTGCGCTTCTTTTTCAATCTACCAGCTGATGATATTGCAATAGCGATTGCTTGCTTCTTGGACTTAACTACCGGACCACCCTTACCGGAATGCAGGGTACCTCTACCGTATTCACCCATAACAGACTTAATCTTTTTTTGATAAGCTGTCTTTTTCTTACTTGCCATTTTTATTTTTTGTCCAATGGCTTGAATATTGTCCACCAGTTTTCTTGGTGTCGATAACATTCATAACAGAATCTTTGAGTAATTTGTAATAATTCTTCTCTGAGGATGTTTTACTACCCCAACCTTTATCGGCCATAATTAACCACCTTATCAATAAAAAAAGACTAGTTATATAGTAACATTTCTGCTGCCATATAACTAGTCTAAAAAATAGTTTAGTATATTTTACTTATTTTTATTTTGGTTTTTTTGCATATTCTGCTTATAGGTTGCCGGCTTTTTTGCTGAAGGCTTCTTTGCAGAATTGCTTGTTTGCCCTTTTGGTCTACCAGGCTTTTTGGTAGCAGGCTTTTTGTCTAGACAAGTTTCGGTATCAGATACAGGCTTTTTGTCATCTAAATCACTACCTCCAACCTTTGGCTGCTCAAACTTTATAACTGGTTCTGCGACTGAATTGGCAGATGTAGTTGGTTTAGTCTGAAAAACAGGGGTTGGTGACTGCTTCTTTTTTGGAAACAGCAATTTTCTTGCAAGCTTTTTAATTAGTTTCATTTTATCTCCTATTACTTTGTACCTTGCTGTGATTCTTTAATGAGCATATAGCGCTCACCAGTTTCTTTCGAAGCCAAAGAAAAACCATAAGCGACAGCTTCTTCAACTGCTGCCGTAAGAGCTTCTTTGTCGACAAAAGAAACACCATGCAAAGGTATGGTAACCCCTGCATAGACATCAATATTTTCAAAGTTTCCAATATTGATTTTTCTATTTACCCCACATATTACTATGGGGGAGCTTGTTAAGGAAATTTCATTACTCAAAAGATTAACCACCTGATCTAGAGGAGAATCGCTAGACTGCTCCATTGCTGTTTTAGTTATTTTAGGCATATGCGTTTACGAATCCGTTAATTATTTCTAAAGTTTTAGAAGACTGCTCTTCCATTGACATGTTGTCTGTATTAATTATAGCAGAAGCTATTGCTTTTACCAAGTCACATTCTTTCTCTGACTTATGAGATGCTTGAGCTTCTGTCATTACAGCCCCATCTCGCTTAATCATTCTTTCATTTCTAGTATCGTCTGAGGCATCAAAGTAGATAACTACTCCATTTGGTTGACTTAGAATCTTATTAGCTTCATTTTCAAACCGAACATCGGAAATAATTATTCCAACAGGAAGCTGATTATCCTCATAAGACTCAGTAGATATTATTGCTCTATGAATTCTGGAAGCTTTATATATAACCCATTTAGCAAAGCACTCGGGGTCATATAGGCGACACAAATCTCCTGCCTTCTGCAAGAAACTTCTTGGCTTTAATGGCTCCTGTTCTATTGGCAAGCTGTACATCTGTTCGACTAGATCAGTGAAATGTTTGTAATCCGGTATATTACCTAAAGCATTTCCGCCAAATAAATCAAACAAAACTTGGTGGATAGAGAACAGTTGACGATCTTTTTGACGAAGACCCAGCGTAGTTCTCTTAATAGAAGCTATTTCATATAATGGTAGAGTAAAGAATATATGATCCCATATAACGGCGTTATTAATGGGGTTTACCGACGCCTTAGGAACTATACTCTCAGCCACTGAAGTCTTGCCACTAGCAGCTTTGCCTGCTAGGCCAACAATTAATGGGTATTCTTTATAATATTTTTTTTCTAACATGATGGACTATATTATAGCAGTTATATCTTGGAAATGTGTTCTTTTCTTAGTTCTAATTCGTCAAGAAATGCATTTGCTAGAGCGTCTGGCTCCCAGACAAACGATCTTTTAACTTGTACAACTCGAAAATTGAACTCATCTTTGATCTCTTCTATTGTCATTAATAGTGGAATTAAAGTTGGATTTTTACATTTCCATCTTCCATTAACCTGATTGGCTACAACGGCTGAATCAGTATATATTATTGGATCAGCCAGATCTGCCATAGAACAAATAAGCAGACCAGCTATAACCGCCTCGTATTCAGCTTCATTATTTGTTCTTGGCCCAAGGCCTCTGGCAAATTGAGCTATTTTTTTTCTATTTCTATAAACCACAGCGGAACACGCTGCCTCACCAAATTTCTTTTGGCCTTGACCTCGTGATGCACCATCGCAAAAAACTTCTATATTCATTTAACACCGTTTTCAGTTTGTTTTAAGTAAAGAATATATGTCAAGAAGCATGTTTTCTATCTCTTGCCTGCTATATAGTTCTCTGTCTTGAGAAGATATTTCAAACAAAAAGTTTTCAATTTCTGACCTTAAATCAGCTATTTGCTCCTGAGTCAATTCTAATGTCATATTTTATTCCGTATTTTTTGGCGGTGTTAACAATATTTTTTTCTTGAGATTCTGAGGACACTTGTATGGTTTTACTCAACAAGTATCTATCGCCCTCATACTCTACTTGTATTGGAAAATTTAAATCATTTCTTTTAGAAGAATAAAACTCTTTAGATGATCCAACACTTTTATAGTAACCTATAAACATATATTATCCTTTTAGTATGTATTAAAAAAATCTGACTCCATAAATGAGCCCTTGTCTTCTCTAAATGAAGCTACCTGCATAGACTGTATTTTATCCATAAGTTTTCTTGCGGATTCAGATGCAATTCTTGCTGCAGATTCCATAGCTTCTGCTAAGTTAACAATCGCCTCACAAGTTACTAGAGCAAAATATTCATCCTCCGCAGCGTCCATAGCTGCAGCTTCTCTTTCTGCTTCATTCTTTCCTACGCGATTTGATTTGTAAACCTTTTTGTACTTCCCTTCCAAGATCTTGTATTGGGCTCTAGATATTCCGGCAAATCTTGCTGCTCTACCGTACACATTAGATGTTCTTGCTACAAGAGAAGCTATTTTTTCTATGCCCAAATCTACAACATCAGTTTCTGGAATTTCAATAAAGTATTTGTAAGAATTATTATTATCATTGTACGCATCTATAACCTCTTTCAATTGAGGCCCTAGAAATTGCTGCAGCATTTCTTGAAGTTTTTCAAGAGTTGAACTGTTCATTTATTCTCCATTTTTAATAGATAGTAAAGTTCTTCATACGAGAACTCGTCCTCTAGAAGTATTTGTTTTACTTTTTCCCTAACCTTAGAGAGGTGCTCTCTTACTGTATTGGGGTGCTCATTGACAATTTGTGAAATTTGACTCGATCTTTTACCATCGACATATCTCCATTTCAAAAGCTGCCTTTCCTGTATCGACAGTTTATCAAATGGACCTTCTACATTCTCTCCTAATACCCAGAATTCATCTATTCTATCAGTTGCCATCAATCTTTCCATACTATATTCTATTGGATCAGCCTTAAATCCAACAACATAATCTTCGTCGCTTTCGTCACTTGTAGCCTCGTCATCCAGCAAAGGGAATGTTTTTCTGCCTAACTGATCAATTAAAAATGTATCTACATTTTTCTTTAAGAGATAAAAAAAATAGCTATACAAAAATCCACTAAATGGTATTGGCCCTTTTGCTGAATCCTTCCTCTCATATCTTGCTACGCACTGAAAGAATGTCATGTAGACTGTTTGCCTAATATCTTCTTCGTCACCATATCTTTTTGTCATATAATGAATGCCCCGCATTGTTTCATTAACTATTTTTAAATTACTACTGCTTATTTTATTTTTCATGAGAGCAAATCTAGCAGAAGGCTCTTTTATAAAAAGAGAAACAAATCTTCTGATATCATAATCGTTTAAATTAAATTTTCCATAGTATAATAAAGAAATATATTTAGTCAAGAAATTACTAAAAACTTTCAACAATTCTTCTTGAGATTTTTGAGAACCCTTTTTGCTATCAGATATTAGTTTCTGCATTTCCTCTTCAGCTAAGGAATAGTACTGTTCTTTGTAGCTTGTCATTTTTTTCCTTCCCAGTGAACTATATACTCACTGTAATAATCCCTAAAGTCTTCATAAAAGATAATATTAGGAACCTCTAATTCTTTCATGAAGTTCTTTGCGTCGTTTGAATATTTACTTATTACGCAAGTAAAGTTTTCAAATTCATCTGGATAATATCTTTTAAATCTTTTTAATTTAATTTTACTTTTATCATCTAGGTAGCCCTTTATTTCTACCCAATCATGATTTCTATTCAAAAGAAAATCTGGTGTATAACCCCTGGTTCCCCTTTTGATTGGAAAAGAAAATACGGTAGGTTCAAATTCAAAATCAATTTTATAAATCTTCAATACCCTAACAAAATTTGCTTCCCAACTAGAACGAACATTCATGTCTATATCTTTGCTGTATCCAGTCTTGGTATACTGATATGCATTACCTTTTTTCCTGGAAATTACCGCATCGTTTTCAATAATCTCAGAATCAACAGATTTATTCCTAATATTTTTTAAGTTTGGATGTTTCTTGAAAGAAGATTTCTCCAAAAAAAACTGTTCTGGGTTGACAATCGGTATGTCCATTGTGTATCCTTTACGTATCAAGATAGTTCGTAGATAAATTATACACTATCCTGATAAAAAAATCAAAATAGGTTGGAAATCCAAAAGAAAGAGAGTATACTGTTCACCATCACCTGTTGGGCAAGCTCCGCTTTTAGCGTGATCGCAGTATGAGCATATGCACACATTGGATGTTGGCGTAAAGTTAGTGTCATTGATTATTTTAGTTATAGAACTAATCAATTTTAACTTTACATTTTCAATATCTTCACTAGTAAAAAGGTGACCTTTTTTCTTGCCAGATCTTAGATAGTGTAATTCCGCATAGATTTCTTTTTCCGGAAAAATATTATGCATAGCTAGAGCGTATATTCCTAGTTGCAGATTATTTGGCACGTCTTTTAGGGCAACTTCCCATTTTCCTGTTTTATAGTCTACAATATTAACTCGATCCCCAATAACATCCACCCTATCAATGAAACCAAGTATTCGATAGCATCCAATAATAAAATCAAATGCTAACTCTTTTTCATATATGTTAAACTTTTTATCGTAATATTCATCATAGAATTCCTGCAAGATGACAGATCCGACAGATATTAAATCTTTTGGTATATTATTATCTGGATCCCAAATGGGAATATTTTTATTATATTCCTGCTCTAACTCATTGATGTCTAGAGACTTGTCATTATCTAATACATTCTCTAGTACAGCATGAACTATGTTCCCTAGTACTGCGGGAGGATTAAATGCTCGTGGCTCCTTACAAATGTACGAATAAAAATATTTAGCGGGACACTGCTGATATGTATCTATTCTAGAATATGAGAAATCAACTAAAGCTAGCGTCTGCAAATCCGTTAGATCATTATAACTTTTAATTTTAATTAAACTCAAAGACAACTCCTAATTATTGTTCATTTGGGTCATAAATTAATTGACCATTTTGATCGAATTCTCTTCCTATTTCATCAATAGTATGACCAGTATTTTTATTGATATAGGCTCCCTGTCCAATTGGGATCCATCCAGTTTCACCTAATTCCATATGATCATCTTCTTCATAGGGCCACATTTTCCCCTCCTATAGAAACGGATACGTCGGTAATATCATCTGCATTTAAATAGTAATGCACAACAGTCAATAGATCTTTAAGGTCATTTTTTGTTAGATAAAAGCCGACACACGTGCATTGAATAAACAATCTATCGTCGTATCCATAAGTTGAATCAGAATACTCTGTTAGTTTTATATTTCCTTTTTGAACAACTGCGGGTAACATTTTCACTCCTCGTATATAGTTATTGGATTCCAGCTTGGGTCATCCAATTTTTCTCGCATATCTTTAACGTAAGAATCCCAATCTCTTTCATCTTCCGTTTTCTTTTCATATTTAACCTGACCCTTAAAAGGATTGGATTTAAATCTAGTTACAATCAATTTACCTTGTTGCGTTTTCCATCTAAGAACACCATTTTTACAATCGCAGAAATCTTCATTATCAACAGGTATTCTTAAATCCGGATCATATCTACCACTACACCCGTTGCACTTGGTATATCTACCTTTATCCTGGCATCTATTGCATGAAGGGCAGAAGGACCAGCACCACTTTTGTACTGGATTTACTGTTGGTCCAATACTAGACATTTTCTTTCTCCATTCTAATAATATTTTCAATAACAGATTGAACTTTTGATGACGTATTATTCTTAAACTTAAATATATATTTGTGATTACCATTAATCATTTGCATGAATACTGGTTTATCACCTTTTGTTGATTCAATTATATCATATATTTTTTCAATTAATGAGGGAGAAAAGTTTTCATCTATTTCCAGTATTATTGCCTTGCCACTGGAAAATATTTTTGAATCAACTTTTTCGGATGAATTATAGTACAGTTTAACTATTGAGTTTTCCTCATCGCCCTCTTTATTAACAGTTCCATTAACTATTAGGATGTCACCTTTTGCAAATGGGGAATCTCCTAGATTTTTGAAAGATTTTGGAAAAACGATAATTTCAATATCAGAAGATATGTCTTCCAATATTAA